TTGTCGGTTGCGTCACCACGCATACATTTCTTAAAAAGCAAATACTGTGGATCCTCAAGTAGTTTAGGATTCTTTTCCTTGTCTAGGACCTGCTTACCCTTGTCATTGAAATAACCTTCAAGTGTGATTAGTTCACCACTGACGCCATTATACTGTTTTACTTTATCGGTAATTAATTGAACGTAGTCCGTGTCCGAACTAATTATGAAATGTTCGTCATTGGGATGCAAGTGAATGAAACGTGCAATCAAGTCATCAGCCTCAGCCTTAGGGTCACGAAGGACACTACAGTTTGTCTTTTCTTTCAGATAGGTTGTGAAGGCTTCGTATGTTTCCCAAAACATTTTGTTTTCTTCTACTTCAGCCTCTGTCTGAGACATTGTATCTACTACCCTATTTTTCTTGTACGGAGTGTAATACGACTTCCTCCACGATTTACCTTCTAAGCAGAAAACCACGTGGTCGATGCCAAACTTACGGACTATCTGATTAGTACTAGCCATAGTAAGATGTATTGCCATTCCGATCTTCTCGTCCACTGTACTATTGCGTGATGCAATGTGACGGGCACGAAAAAAAGTATTAGCAGTATCAATGAGGGCGTAACGATGTGTCATGTCTGTATTATAGTCTACTATTTAGTTTTTGTCAACTTGACTTCTTCCAAAAACATTTCTGGATTGGAATTGATATTGGAAAACAGTAGTGGGTTATTAATAGTAAACGGAAGAAACTTTGACTTTACTTTTCTGATAGTATCATATGGATAATTGACGATTCTATCAGCAACAAACTTTTCTAGGTCCTTGAGGTTAATTCCATGCACCGGATCCAACCATTCTAGTTTGTCATTGCTTAGTTCAAGTCTATATTCTGCCCATTCTTTTTTAACGTATCGTTCCAAATCTTTAATCTGATGAACATCACCATAATATAGATTACAAAACTGTTGTGGAGCCGCAACGTGGTTAGAGTATTCTAACAACCTGTCAACGGGTAGATCCCTGAGTGTTATACCATATCCAAGCACAAGAGTTTGTGCTTGGATAATGTTATAGAACCACCCGTGATTAGAGAGTGTAGCTACCGACATTCTGACGAATATTCAGCGGAAGAGAATCATAGATATCATGTGTGATTCCCGGTGCTGGTGTGTAAATGAAATCATTTACGTCAGTAGTAACCAAGTGCTTACCGTGCAGTTTCTTGTACAGTTTAAGTACCAAAGCCAATGCACAGTTGTATGGTGGAGTCTTGGCATCCTTGCCTTGAATCTTCAACCATGCCTTGTGTGTCTCTGCGGTGATACTACGCAACTCAGGAAAACCAACAAAGAAAGTTTTGACGATAGCATGAATATCCTTCATGAATTCATCAAACGCTTTGCCCTTCATCGGCACGTTACCACTCATAAGTCCTGAATACAGATGACCATAGAAACCAAAAGCCTGTGAGTCAACTTCTGAGCCATGCCAGAATTTATTGTTCATCGAAATGATAAACTTAAATTTGTCCATGTCATCATCAGTATAACTAGACAATGCTTTGATATGAGTCAACGTACCTGCACGGCCTGCATGAGCATGATTAGGTGCCATTGGGATTGTATCTTCACTTTCACAGTGAGTTTGTTTCTCAGCAGCCAGCTTGTATTTGTCGTTAGGACCGTTGTCACCATACAGTCGATAGCTACGAACGTGAACACGATGGTAATCAAATTCATCCCAAGGCTTAGAACCTTCACCATTGCGATATAGACCAGCTAATAGAGAAAAACTCTCTTGGTCAGTATCTACTACCCAGCATGGATATTCAAAATCAAGCCAATCTTCGGGAACGTTATCCCAGATACGTTCTTTTGCGAATGAACCAACTACGGTCAGTGTATGCATACTGTCAATAACCAACAGTTGGTTAGTTCCACTTAGTCGCACAATAAAGATAGGGCTTAGTAAGCGAGGATCAAAACTGCTACTGATTTTAGCACAATGTGGTTTATCCAATAGACGTTGTACTTCCTCAGGGATGATTAAAGCACGTAGTTTGTGATTCTCAAATTTGGGAATATCTACGACCTTAAATTGAATGTTGTTTGCCTTCAAAAAAGCAATAACATTTTGAAATTTCTTGTAACCAGAAAGTTCTCCGGTCAAATCAATTACATTCTTGTTTCTTAATTGAGATTTAGTCTTAGCCAAGACATTATCTAATTGACTAATATTTACCTTTTGGCGATTTGGACGCCATACTAGTTTAGTCTTTCCAGAGGGAACCGACGCAATTACCACAGTGGCAGATTGACCATTCAATGCTGTCACGGAAGTTTTATTAGCGGTTGTTTTTGCTGTTGCTGTTTTAGCAGCGGTTGCTTTTACTGTTGCCATTTTATTTTCCTTAAATAAAGTTTTTTATTGTTAAACACCATGTCTAACAATACGTGTATTATACACTGTTTTTCTTTATTGTCAATAACTTTTTGGTGTATTTAACCAAATTGTTAACTGACCTCTGTCCTCCCATCTCCAAGGTCCTTAGCACGGACTATTCTCATATCCGAAGCCATTGACCGATTTTCCGGGTCTGCTTGTTGCTGTTCATAGAGTTCAAGTGCTATATTGCGCGCCACAGTCTGAAACCACCTATCAACTATCATTGTATCAGTATCATCATCACGTATCTTATATCCTGCACGAATAAGATTTAAAATGAATTTATCATTCCAATCAAGTTCAAATGCACCAGTGTTAATATCGTATGGATCTAATTCCATCTTTAATATATTAACATAAGGTAAACCTAACTCAGTAGCTTTCTGTTTGTCTGATGTTACTGGTTCTTCCTTCTTTACCTTAGGTTCTTTAGGTTTGCGTGGTTTGCGTGGTTTCTTTACCTCAGGTGCTGGTGGAGTTTCAGCTACGGCTAATGCCATTAGTGCTTTTTCTTTTGCTTTCCCGTTAAAAAATCTATCAAATAGTCCCATGTTTATATCTCTCAAATAATTTAAAGCTGGCAAGATTCTTTGCCTTTGACTCGCACATGATATCAAAGTTATCACAGAATGTCAATGCCCAATCGTTCACAGCATCGTTCCAATAGTAATCACTATGTGCCCGTAGTTTCTGTTTACTATGCCCTTCATTGATCAGCGTAGCATGACAAGGTAGGGTAGTTGTGGAATGTACTCCGAGTACATCTTCGCGGCTAACACTGTAATGCATAGTAGGGCGGATGCCACGCCAACTATCAATAACACGTTGTACAAGCGCATCATTAGGCTGAATGTATGTTCCTTCACGAATCCAATTATGATGTATGTCCATGACCGTAGGTACGAGGTCAGATAATGATAAGCAGTCAAGTAGTCCATGTGTATATTCCTCATTCTCTAGTGTAAGTGTGTTACGGGCTTCGGGTGACAGTCGTCCATACACATCACGAATGCCCTGTGGACCTTTACGACCACTGATGTGTACGTTGATTTTGATATCCTGAAATGTTTTACCATAGCCCATCATGCGGGCCATGTCAACGTGATATTCAAATTCTTCTATACTCTTATTTACTACTTCTTCACGGTCGCTTGCTAAAACTACAAATTGGTCAGGGTGAAAACTAAGACGAACATCATGTGCCCGTGCAGTTTCACCAATGGGTGCGAACCATCGTGCTAGATTATCTTGCATTGACTTGTCATGCCAAAAGTCTTGCCAGCCGTCCATCGTGTAGAAAGGCAACATATCCGATGTAAGACGAACCATGCGTAGTTCAGGCTGTAGTGTTGCTACCTTTTTAACTAGATTGTGTGTATGCAGAATGTTTTGCTTTGATACATCAAGGATCTTTTCTTCTGCGGCACTACGTGATTGTCTATTAATCCATGCACGGGTTGTACCACCTGTATTAAGTTCTTTGACCGAACAGACTTCACCCTTGCTGTTTAGTTCACTAAATTTGCAAGCAAAACCGATGCGTTTGATAGATTGATTTGTCAAGGTAAAAGCCCAAAGTGATAAATAATACATATAGTGTAACATATTTACGCAATAAAGTCAACTATTTACGGACAAGAACATGAGATTTACCGAATTTATATCCGAAGCTGGTAG